TGTAGATAGTATAGTAAAAGCAGGAACACATTTTAATCTTCGTTGTCCTTTGGATGGCGAATACAAGATAGGAGGAGACTGGAGTGAAACCCACTAAAGCCTGTACTAAATGTGGTGTAGTTAAAGAATATACAGAGGAATTTTTTTCTAAGAGAGAACATGGTAGACTTAGAGCTGACTGTAGAAAATGTTATAATAAATATTATAGAGACAATATTCATAAATATGCTAAGACTCATATGATTTACGATGCAAAGGTAAGAGCTACTAGAAAAGAAATGGACTTTGATTTAACAAAAAAAGAATTACATTTCCCAGAAAAATGTCCGGTACTTAATATTAAATTAATTCATGGTAAAGAAGATTGGAAAAATTCTCCTACAATAGACAGAATAGATAACTCTAAGGGATATGTATTAGACAACTGTATAGTTGTTTCAAGTATTGCAAACACTATAAAAAGTTCAGCAACTCCTAATCAAATATTAAAGGTTGGCACATTTTATAAAAAATTATATAAAGAAAAAGGAATAAAAGATGAAACCAAATAAAGAAGATAGAAAGAAGTTTGACATTGACTTAGAGTACGGAGAGATAAGAGAAGATAAAATAAAGGACATGCTAACTGGTAAGAAGATAGAAGTTAAATCAGAGAAAGGTATGTGGATGAAGACAGGAAACATATGTATAGAGTATGAGTCTTGGAATAAACCATCAGGAATTAGAGCAACCGAATCAGACTATTGGTTTCATAACCTATGTGTAGGAGACAACGAGTTCTGTACTCTTGTATTTAAAACAGATGTACTTAGAACTATTGTTGATGACCTTGATAGTTTTAAAACTGTATGTGGTGGAGACCATAACGCTAGTAGAATGTTCTTAGTTAATCTTCAAAAACTATTCTCATCAGATGTTATAAAAGCATTTAAGGAAACTGAAGATGAAAAAAAATAAGAAAACACTTGACACATTAGTAGAAGATATATATAATGAATTGTCGGCATTAGGAAAAGGAGAACATCTTAACATAGATGAGGACTCCATAGAGAAGTTTGGAGAGTCAATGAAAGAGATTCTCTACTCTTGGTCACACCCTAGTCCACGTGGTAAACCTTCACTAAGAATGTCTAACATAGGTAAACAACCTAGACAATTATGGTATGAGATGAACTCTGATTCTGATAATACAGAAGTCATATCTCCACCTACATTTATTAAGTTCTTGTATGGACACTTACTTGAAGAGATAGTTTTATTTCTTGTTAAGTTATCTGGACATACAGTTACTAGTGAACAGAAAGAGATAACAGTATCTGGAATCAAAGGACACATGGACTGTGTTATTGATGGAGAAGTTGTTGATGTTAAGACTGCTTCTAACTATGCCTTTAAGAAATTTAAAGACGGTACTCTAGCAGAGGATGACCCATTCGGATATATGGCTCAACTAGCAGGGTATGAATCAGCAGAAGGAACTACTCATGGTGGTTTCCTTGCTCTTAATAAAGAGTCAGGAGAGTTAGCTATGTTCAAGCCTGATAACTTTGATAAGCCTAATATTAAAAAGAAAATAACTGATATTAAAAAGGCTGTTAAGTTAGCAACACCACCTGATAAGTGTTATGATGATGAACCAGATGGTAAGTCTGGTAACATGAAACTTGCAAGGGGTTGTACTTGGTGTAGGTTTAAACATGATTGTCATAAAGATGCTAACGATGGTAAAGGGTTAAGAGTATTTAAATATTCAACAGGGTATAGATACTTAACTCAAGTACCTAAAGTTCCTAATGTTATAGAGGTAACACAAATATGAGTGGTAAGAAATCAAAACTATTAAGACGTAAGGCTGAAGGATTACTTATAGGATGGATTCAAAGCATGACTCCAGAAGGAGAAGACGCCAGTAAGATTAACAAGAAAAACTTACATGAGTTTCTACCAGAGCAAACACATATCTTTGCTAACAATAGATTTATGTTAAGTGCTTATAGTCTTAGATGGTTCTATAAGAAAGTAAAACAAAATCCTAACTTTCATTTGGAAGAGTTAAGTGGTTAGAAGAGTACCAAGAAAACCTAGACCAAAGAAAGTAAATGTACCTAAAGGGTATGACAGTTTATGGGAAGCAACGCTACATGAAACTGTATTACAAGAATGGAAACATCATTGGGATAACATTAACTATGTTGTTAAACATAAATACGAACCTGATTTTGTAAAGGTTATAGATGGTAAAACAATTTTACTAGAAGCTAAAGGTAGGTTCTGGGACTATGCAGAGTATAGTAAGTACATACATGTTAGAGAAGCTTTACCTAAAGACTATGAGTTAGTCTTCTTATTTCAGAAGCCTTTCTCTCCAATGCCTCAAGCTAAGAAAAGAAAAGACGGAACAAAAAGAACTCATGCTGAATGGTCAGAGACAAATAATTTTAGATGGTATAGTGAAGATACACTACCGGATGATTGGAGAAACGATGAACTATAAATTTAACGAAGATAAAATTTTAAACGAAGTCAAAGCGTACATAGGTAATACATACGACCAACACTATGCTAATGGTAAGTACCAAGCAACAGATATGATAATTGATTCCGGATATGGAGAAGGATTTTGTATTGGTAACATTATGAAATACGCTATGAGGTTTGGTAAAAAGAATGGTAAATCTAATCAAGACCTTATGAAGATAGTACACTATGCTATAATAGCTTTATACGTAAACAGCAAGGAAGAACAAAATGATTGAAGATAAGATAGGGACTAAGCCTTACTTAGGAATTGAAATAGATTACGACAGAGAAAAAACATTTGATAAGTTTAGTCTTGATACATTAAAGGATAGGTATCTTTGGGAGAATGAAACACATGCACAAGAAGCATTCGCAAGAGCCTCCGTATTCGGAGCAACCTTCAAAGGTGAAACAGATTTTGAGTTGGCTCAAAGACTTTATAACTACAGTTCCCAAAGGTGGTTCATGTTTAGCACTCCTATACTTAGTAACGGAGGAACAACTCGTGGGCTTCCTATCAGTTGCTTTCTTAATTATGTTCCTGATAGCAGGGGTGGTTTATCAGCTCATTACGATGAGAATATATGGTTGGCAAGTTCGGGTGGTGGTATCGGTGGATATTGGGGAGACATTAGAAGTAACGGTATATCTACTACTCATGGCAGTCGTTCTACTGGAAGCATTCCTTTCATGCACGTAGTTGATTCACAGATGTTAGCCTTCAATCAAGGCACAACAAGACGTGGTTCTTATGCGGCTTACATGGACATCAGTCATCCAGAGATTGAAGAGTTCATCAACATGAGAAAAGAATCCGGTGGAGATATAAACAGAAAGAATCTTAACATACATAACGGAGTTAATATTACAGACGCTTTCCTTGAAGCAGTAGAGAAAGATGATGACTGGAGATTGATTGACCCTAAGAGTAACGAAGCTGTTAAGATAATAAACGCTAGAGATTTATGGTGGCAAATCATTCATGCTAGAGCAGAGACAGGTGAACCCTATATGATTAATATAGATACCTGTAATAAATATCTACCTAAAGCACAGAAAGATTTAGGTCTTAAGATTAGACAGAGTAACCTGTGTTCAGAGATTACTCTACCAACAGACGAAGAACGAACAGCAGTATGTTGTTTATCTTCTGTAAACTTAGAACACTTTGATACTTGGTCAAAGGATGATAACTTCATACAAGATTTAATAACCATGCTTGATAATGTATTACAGCACTACATTGACAACGCAATAGATACAACACAGTTAGGAGAATATAGTGCAAACTTTAAAAGATTTCAGAAATATGTTAGAGAAGGTAAAGAAGGATTTACTAAGTCTGCGTATTCGGCATATAGAGAGAGAAGTCTCGGACTCGGTGCAATGGGCTTTCATGCGTACCTACAAGGGAGGAACATTCCTTTTGAAGGAATCTTTGCGACTGGCTTTAACTATAAAGCATTTCTTTATATCAACACTAGAGCAACTGAAGCCACTAAAGAGTTGGCTATACAACGTGGAGAAGCTCCTGACATACATGGTACAGGTAAGCGTAATGCTAACCTCATGGCTATTGCTCCTAACGCTAGTAGTGGTATTATATGTAGTGGCACTTCCCCTAGTATTGAGCCTTATAGGGCTAACTGTTATACTCATAAAACTTTGTCCGGTTCTTACCAAGTTAAAAACAAGTATCTTGAAAAGCTTTTTAAAACTAAAGGACTTAAGGGTAAGGAGTTAGAAAACATTTGGAAAGATATATCAGCTAACGAAGGTTCAGTACAACACTTAGATGTACTTACTGATGATGAGAAAGAAATATTTAAAACAGCAAATGAGATAAATCAAATATGGATTGTGGAACACGCTTACAAAAGACAAGAGTTTGTTAGTCAAGCACAGTCTGTAAATTTATTCTTTACTCTACCTAAGAGTACAGAGCCTCAAGAAGTACATGATGAATACATGCAGTATGTAAATGATGTACATTGGTATGGTATGAATAAATTAAAATCGTTGTATTATTTTAGAACTAATGCAGCACGTAATGTAGAAAATGTAAACACTAAAGTTCCACGTATAAGGTTAGATGATGTGGAATGTATCGCCTGTGAGGGATAATATGAATTGTTATAATTGTAACAATGAATTGATATGGGGTGGAGACCATGACATAGAAGAAGAGAATGAAGAGTACATAATGGAAACTAATTTAAGTTGTCCTAAATGTAATTCTTTTGTAATAATATATACACCAAAGGAAAAATTATGAGCCTATTAAAAACTAGAGATTACTATAAACCGTTTGAATACCCGTGGATGTACGAGTATTACAAACTACAGAATCAAATGCATTGGATGCCTGAATCTGTACCGTTACATACAGATGTTAAAGACTGGCAGGATGTAACACCTGAAGAAAAACATTTACTTACACAGATATTTAGATTGTTTACTCAATCAGATGTTGACGTAGCTTCTGGCTACATAGATAAGTACATGCCTATCTTTAAGAAACCTGAAGCAAGAATGATGATGTCATCTTTTGCTAACATGGAATCAATACATCAAGATGCATACAGCTTACTACTTGATACAGTTGGTATGCCTGAAATAGAATACAAAGCTTTCTCGGAGTATGAAGAGATGGCTAACAAACATGATTACGTTGGTGAGTTTAAACCTCTCAAGTCTGACAAAAGAACTATAGCTAAAACACTAGCAGTTTATTCAGCTTTTACAGAAGGACTACAGTTGTTCTCTAGCTTTGCAATCTTATTAAACTTTCCAAGGTTCGGTAAGATGAAAGGTATGGGACAGATAGTTACTTACTCTATACGTGATGAGTCAATGCACGTTGAAGCAATGACTAAACTATTCAGAGAATTTATCCAAGAGAACATAGAGATATGGACAGATGATTTCAAAGCAGAGCTTTATCAAATTTGTAGAGAGATGGTTGAGTTAGAAGATAAGTTCTTAGACTTAGTGTTTGAGATGGGAGACTTAAAAGGACTAACTAAAAAAGATATGTATGCTTACAATAGATACATAGCTGACAGAAGATTACTGCAACTAGGACTCAAGACTAACTATGACCAGAAAGAAAATCCACTTGGTTGGATTGATGAGGTTATGGGTGTCGAACATCAGAACTTCTTTGAGGGCAGAGCTACAACATATATGAAAGCAGGATTAAGAGGTAGTCAAAATAATATAACCTTCACAAATCTAGAGGAATAAAATGATTAACAAAGACGAAGCTAATTTAGTAAGCTTCAAAATACTCTTAACAAGAGATAACAAAATAGTTACAGAGTTTAGTATGTTACCGGAGAATATGGTTGATGAGGTGTTCCCTCTTGATGATAGACCCTTAATGAAAACCATTATCAGAAATGGTAAAGCTAAACTAGAAAACTTACATGACTACTTTCAAAGAGAACTTAATGTTCTAAAGTAGGGGGTTGACATATAGTTTTAGTTATGTTATAATGGTTTTTTAATTAAAGCTGGAGGGCTGAATAATGACATTAGGAATAAATAAAACGCTTTCGTATGAATTTTATATCAATACTGATTATGGTATGGACACTTGGCATCATAATTTAGATAAATGGCGTGATGCTTTAGAAGATTGTATAAAGTACAAAGATGCTAAAGGCTTCTGCCTTGAAATACAAATAACAGACGAAGAGGGTTGTGGCTTTGTGATTGCATACCCAACAAACGAAACAGGCATATTACCAAAGTATGTTCAAAACGCAGTTAATAAAGTTTTAACTAATTTATAGTATAAATAATTATCTCATCTTTCTTACCCTTAACTTTTATAGGGTCTAGATACCTAGTGGGTATATCAGAGTTCATAGCTGTGGTGTACCCAATTACTATATCCTCTCCTACTTCTTTAGTAGAACTTTCTAACCTTGCCGCTAGATTAACAGCGTCTCCAATTGCAGAGTAATCAAACCTTGTATCACTTCCCATATTACCTACTACCGCCTCTCCTGTATTTATCCCTATACCTATCTCTATTCCTAAATCGGCTTCAGCCATATCTTGTTTTATTTTCAAGGCTGTTTGAACTGCTTTGGTTTCGTGTTGTTCTAGGTCTATAGGTGCGTTGAAGATAGCCATCATTGCATCTCCTATATACTTATCTACCATACCACCATACTCTTTAACTGCATTAGCTTGTATGGTTAGTGCCTTGTTCATTATCTCTGTAACTTCTTCCGGCTCTAGAGTTTCTGATAAACTTGTAAAGCCTCTTACGTCTGTAAATAAAAACGTACAACGTCTTCGTTCTCCGCCTAACTTCAAAAGCTCTGGATTATCTTGTAGTTGTTTGACTTGTCTTGGGTCAAGGTAATGTTCAAACTGTTTCTTTATAAGCTGTCTAAGTTTGAATTGTGTTCTAAAGTTTAGATAGAATTGTTGGGTAGCAATAAGTGTCATACTTATCATGCCCCATGTAAAGTCTATCAAGATATTAGAGCTTACAAAGTAATACTCCATATATCCCATGAGAGAGAACAAACCTAAGAAGGACACAACACCTTTAGTGATACCGAGATAATTGATTGCAAGAGCTGTGAGTAGCCCTGACAGTACCATTAATAATAGCTCAACAAACAACCTATAGTCTGGTATCTGTGGTGTCTCCATCAACATACTTTCTGATAGAGCAGCTTGTATCTTATGAGGTTCTAATAACCCGACAGGTGTTGCAATTTGTGGAGATATTCCTTTAGCTGTGAATCCTACGAACACAAACTTATTAGCTACATCTAGTTCTTCTAATGTAGTCTGTGGTGTATCAACCCAACTAATCCATTTACGACCAAGACTATCTGTGGCAATGGGTGGAATGCCTCTCACTCTAACCTGTTCTATTCCATTCAGATTTGTGACAATCTGATAAGTTCGACCACCTCCTAGTATTTTTAAAACTTCCGTTCCAAACGAAGCGACCCACCCATTATTAGTTTGTTGTAGTAAAGGTATACGCCTTACTAAGTTATCTACATCTACTGGTGCAGATATAGCACCTTGATTAGCTGATTGTTTTAATACATCTATGTTCTCTAAAAAGCCTTGAGCTTTTGGTAAAGATATTATTGGACCTTTGATAACTGTACCAACTGTCTTTGGATAGTTACTGTTGTTTACTTCAGGCATAGCTATGACACTTGGAGAGCTTTGTAAAGCTTTAGAGAATGCATCATCTCCACCTAGTCTATCTGCATGTGGGAATAACATAACCCAGCCCACGCCTAATGCACCAGCTTCTAGTATATCGTTATGAATTTTTGCAAGTGTTTCTCTAGGCAGGGGATATCCACCCTGTTCATCTAGGAAAGTTTCGTCTATGTTGAGGATTGTAAAGTGTCCGGTTGGACTTTGTTCTTGTACTAGAGCATCAAAGGTTTTGAGTCTTAGTACTTCTAGTGGTACACTAT